TAATGGAAATACCAGGTATTGAAGAACCATTTGCTTGGTCTAGAGAATTAGTATCTAAAGTAAATAAAGAAGGTACTGGTTTATATTATAGCCCAACTCGTACACCATCTACAACATCTGAGGGTGATATAGTAAGTGCTGTTACAATTGATGAAATGGATGAAATAAGAGATGCATTCCAAGGTTACTACAAATACATTGATGACTTCATTGATGATATGAAAAAAATATTTCCTACATTAGGTGACGATTGGGGTATATATGTACCTGAAGTTAAGTATTTATCACCGGAGCCATTGGTTAATTATGATGATTTATCGTTAAATGGTTTCCCAAATGTACACTTTGTAGGTGATGCATTATCAGCTAGAGGTATTACAGTATCAGGAGCACAAGGAACTTATGTAGCTGAAAGTATACTTGGAGAATATAAAAAAGATTCGTATATTTACGACCAAGGCCCAGGAGACATATTTAATTAAAAAAACAAAAAACAGTTATGAAGGCAAAAAAAGCAACAAGAAAAGAAAGAGCATATGAATATCACAAAATAAAAAATGAAGGTGCTATTTATCATTTAATTAGATTTCAAGGAGATATAAATTACAAACTCCACAGTTGGGACGGTCCTGCAATACAACCACACGACCCAGGTTGTAAGTTGAAAAAAGAATACCATATAAATGGAATCCAATATTCTAAGGATGTGTACGATGAAATTATTCAAGATCAAGAAGGATTACCTTGGTACAAGCAAACAGCAGCAAAGGGGGAAAATAACAGACACTAAAAAATAAAATAAATATGCGTATAGGATTTACAGGAACAGTTTCAGTGGGGAAGACAACACTAGTTAAAGCCCTACAGGAACTGCCTGAATTTAAAGATTATAAATTTAGGACAGAACGTTCAAAATATTTAATGGAATTGGGTATCCCCCTCAACACAGATTCAACCGTGAAAGGACAAACCGTATTTCTAGCAGAACGTGCCTCTGAACTTATAGAAGAAAATATAATCACAGATCGTACAATTATAGATGTTATGGCATTTACTAAATCATCAAAATCCATATCGTTAATAGATGCAGATAAATTTTGCAATTTTGCATCTTCTATGTTGGGGGAGTATGATTACATATTCTACGTATCTCCTGAAGGAGTTGAAATAGAAGACAATGGTATTAGGGAAATAGACTCGGATTATAGAAACTATATTGATACAACAATCTCAGATTTATTAGATAAATATAGAAAAAAATTGAGAAAATTAATCTATATAGAGGGCCCTACTAGTAAACGTGTTGAAACTGTGCGACAAATAATATTTCCCTGATATTTATAACCAAATTCAACACTAAACTAAAATGAAGAAAAAAGATTTAAGAGAATATATTAAGGGAGAAATTATTGAAATTCTTTCGGAAATATCAATTGATGAGGCAACAGCTAAAGAAACTGAAGAAACAACTAAAGCAATAGAAGATCAAACTAAAGCTGTAAAAGATTTAGCTGATACTATGGATAAAGCAGGTTTATCTGAAGTTGATGATGAAGATGATAGTGTGGATGACGATGAATTAGATAAGAAAGCAGCTAAGGCAGCTAAAAAGTCAAAAGACTCAATTTCCACTTTATCTAAAAAACTAGCAGACAACACTGCAGAGTTAAGAAGTGTAGTTAAAAAGTGGAAATATTCAAAGGAACCTGAAAAATCACAACATTTATCTCGTTTGAAAGAATTAACTAAGATAAAACAAGAACTTGAAAAACTTCTTTAAAAATATACAAAATATATTAATAGTTTCTCTAGTAGTAATTATTCTTTGGTTACAAAATTGTTCTGGTGGTGGGGGTGGTGTGGTTAACCCCGAACCAACTATTATTACAGAAGTAACAACTCTCTATGATACAATCACAGATACAATCCCTGAATATGTACCACAGTGGGGAACAAAGATAGAGACACGATTTATCACCGACACATTCTACCAACACGTAGACACACCCGAAATACTAAAAGATTACTATACTAGGTATATCTATGCAGATACAATTAAAATAGATACAATAGGTTACCTTGTGGTGAATGATAGTGTTAGTAGAAATCAAATCTACTCCCGCAAAATCTACCAAAACATCCTTTTACCTACTACTACAATAAAACAAACAACCTATATTAATCGAAGAGAACTTTATATGGGGTTAAAAATTCAAGGTAGAACCGATCAACTTAACTATGTGGGGGGTGAATTATTATTTAAAACTAAAAAAAATAAAGCATACAGTATAGGTGTAGGCTTAAACCAAGAATTTCAACCCATAATTTCAGGTGGAATGTTTTTCAAAATAGGTAAGTAAAATGGCTGAAAAAGATATAAAATATTTAATAAGGCAAGAATATCTAAAGTGTGCTAAAGATCCATCACATTTTATGAAAAAATATTGCTTTATTCAACACCCTCAAAGGGGTAGGATACAATTTGGTTTATACCCATTTCAAGATAAAGTACTAAATGTTTGGAAAGAAAACCCATATTCAATGGTTTTAAAATCTAGACAGCTAGGTATATCCACCTTAGCTTCTGGTTATTCCCTATGGTTAATGACTTTCCACAAAGATAGAAATATATTAGCCCTAGCAACCACTCAAGCAACCGCTCGTAATTTAATTTCCAAAATTCAATTCATGTGGGAAAATCTACCATCCTGGTTGAAGGTGGATGCCGTCGAAAATAACAAATTATCTTTACGACTATCAAACGGTTCAAAAGCACAGGCCAAATCCTCCAACGCAGATGCAGCAAGGTCAGAAGCAGTATCTTTACTAATAATTGATGAAGCAGCCTTCATTGATAATATTGCTGAAACCTGGGCATCAGCACAACAAACACTAGCAACTGGTGGAGGTGCAATTGTATTATCAACACCTTATGGTACCGGAAATTGGTTCCATAAAATGTGGGTTTCAGCAGAATCTCAAGAAAATGATTTTGTACCTATAAAACTCCCATGGTTTGTCCACCCTGAAAGAGACCAAGAATGGAGAGATAAACAGGATACATTACTAGGTGATCCCATGTTAGCGGCTCAAGAATGTGATTGTGATTTTAGCACATCGGGGAATACAGTATTTATTAGTGAATGGTTAGAATTTATAAAAACAACAACTATTCAAGAACCAATGGAACGTAGAGGCGTAGACCAAAATCTATGGGTTTGGGAAGCAGCTGACTACTCCAGAGATTACATGATTGTAGCTGATGTGGCCCGAGGTGATGGTAAAGATTTTTCGGGGTGTCACGTTATGGATGTATTAACAAATACACAGGTAGCTGAATATAAAGGCCAATTACCACCCAAAGAATTTGGGTATTTTTTAACAGGGTTAGCTACTGAATATAATAACGCAATGTTAGTGGTAGAAAACGCCAATATAGGGTGGGCCACTCTAGATGCAATCCAAGAAAGAGGATATAGAAACTTATACCATTCTCCAAAAGGGGAAAAAATGACAGCTGAATCTTACCTTAGGGTATTTGAAAGTAATAATGAAATGGTTCCTGGTTTTACGATGTCTATGCGAACTAGGCCACTATGTATTAATAAAATGAGAGAATTCGTAGGCGACAATTCCGTAACAATTCGTTCAAAACGTTTACTTGAAGAAATGAAAGTATTTATTTGGAAAAATGGTAGGCCAGAAGCTCAAAGTGGATACAATGATGACTTGGTTATGCCATTCTCCATTGGTATGTTTCTGAGAGATACGTCGCTAAAATTCCAACAACAAGGTTTAGACTCGGCACGTGCAGCTTTAAACAATATTCAAAAATCGACAACAAACTACCAAGGCGGATATTCAGGAAACCAACTAGACAACCCTTACAAAATGGATGTAGAAGGTAACCCTGAAGATATAAGTTGGTTATTTTAATATTTATAATAAAAAAAAACAATGGCAGATAAGAAATTATTTTCAAGACTACAAAGACTATTCTCAACAGATGTAATCCTCCGTAATGTGGGGGGGAGTCAATTAAAGGTGTTTGATGTAAATAACATCCAACAAACTGGGGAAATTGAAACTAATGCATTAGTTGATAGATTTAATCGTATTCATACTAATACAAATACTTCAATGTATGCTTCTCAAAATAGCTTTAATTACCAAACCTTAAGACCCCAACTATACTCAGAATATGATGCTATGGACACAGATGCAATTATTGCCTCGGCATTAGATATTATAGCAGATGAATCTACATTGAAGAATGATCAAGGTGATGTTCTTTCTATCAGATCCTCAGATGAAAATATACAAAAAATCTTAAATAACTTATTTTATGATGTTCTTAACATAGAATTTAACCTTTGGCCTTGGGTTCGTAATATGTGTAAATATGGTGATTTCTTTTTAAAATTAGAAGTAGCAGAGAAATTTGGGGTTTATAATGTAATACCCTACACAGCATTCCACATTGAAAGGTTAGAAGGTCACGATCCTAAAAACCCTCAAGAAGTTAAATTTAGATTTGACCCTGATGGAGTTTCAGCATCCGACTATGGTTATTATAATGTACCAAACCAAGCAAATGGTAGTTCTATTTTATTCGATAACTATGAAGTAGCACATTTCCGTTTATTAACGGATATGAACTTTATACCTTATGGTAGAAGTTATATTGAACCAGCTCGTAAACTGTTTAAACAATATACTATGATGGAGGACGCAATGTTAATCCATAGAATTGTAAGAGCACCTGAAAAACGTATTTTCTACATGAATGTAGGTTCTATACCACCAAATGAAGTAGATGCGTTTATGGAAAAAACAGTTTCAAAATTAAAACGTACCCCACATATTGACCAGAGCACAGGTGAGTATAATCTTAAGTATAATATGCAAAATCTATTAGAAGATTATTATATACCTGTTAGGGGGAATGATCAATCTACAAAAATAGACACAGCTAATGGTTTACAGTGGAATGGGATTGAAGATGTAAATTACCTAAGAGATAAATTATTCGCTGCCCTTAAAGTGCCAAAAGCATTCATGGGTTATGATGAAAACACAGACGGTAAAGCTACATTAGCAGCTCAAGATATTAGATTTGCTCGTACAATTGAACGTATTCAAAGGATAATGGTATCTGAGCTAACAAAAATAGCTTTAGTTCATTTATATACTCAAGGTTATAGAGACGAAAGTTTAGCGAATTTCTCACTTTCACTAACAACTCCATCTATCATATATGATCAAGAGAGAATTGCATTAATGAAAGATAAAATGGATTTAGCAACTCAAATGATGGAATCTAAATTATTCCCATCAGACTACATCTACGATAATATCTTCCATTTAAGTGAAGACCAATATGATGAGTATAGAGATTTAGTTAGAGAAGACACTAAACGCCAATTCAGATTATCCCAAATAGAAGGTGAGGGGAACGATCCACAAGAAACAGGTAA